CATACCCATGTGTTCGACAAAATCCCGGTCATCATTGACCAGACCACGGAAATTGTGCCCATTCACCGGACCCACCAGCCATGGGACTTCACCCTGCTTGTGTTTATCACGCCAGACTTCAGTGTTATCGATAACCGTGACAACATCCGTATCGTCATAGAATTCTACAAGTTCGTGCGTTTTATACGGGTCATCGGGGTCAATATCATCGTGTACCTTCGAGTATCGCTTATCCGCGAGAATACGCCCACCCGCAATCGGAAGCTGGGAAAAGACCCACAGGTAACCCTCATCCGTCTGTGGACCCGGATACACATTCATCGGATTATAATGGCGCGTAAATCGAAACGGACTATTGCCATCTTCCTGTGGAGCCACATACTGCCGTGAAGCAATCCACCCGTAATTTAACTGGTTAAAGGCATTCTCGTAATCGGGCGGCATATCGCCACGTCGAAACGCACGGTGTTCCATATCCGAACGAATGCCAGCAAAGACCTGTTCGATACGCGAGGACCGCTCTTGCTCCTCCGGGGTATCATCTCGTGGCATGATGGTCGTTTGCGGCTCCTGCCGGGTAATAATAGCTGCGGCAAGCCCTACCGCCGTGTGCGGCATATTATCGCGCACTGCGACACCGCCGGGTTGCGCCGGACGCTCGGCCACTTCATACATGTCGAGCATCCGCAACATCATGTCGTTGCGGGGCTTATAGTGATCTACAGCCGCATTGACGAGGGAAACAATTTGTTCCTCGTCTCGGCCTCCGCCTTCAAGTTCAGCCAACTAGATTAGCCTGCTCTGGAGTTAATTTCATTGAAATTTCTTTCTCATCGACAGGAAACCACAGTAAAACCCCGCCGGTGAGCGGACGCTCGTGCGGGATCTGAAACGGGTTGCCTTCATTATCTACGACCATAAATGAACCATCCCGACCAAAGACCGGAAATAGTTCTGTGGCTCCATTACCCTCCATAACATCTAAAACTTCTTGTCGTCGCATAGTAATCCCCCATATTCTATCATACTCTTGCTCGATCAGGCAGTTGTTTGCCATACTTCTCGATTAATCGCATTCTTCGACTCCCGGAGCGTACCGAATCCAGATACTCAAGATCAGCCATCGGGATCGCGTCGGCATAATACGGATCAGCGATATTCTGATTCTTATGCTCGAAGTAATCCCGCATTTGCCAGCAGATCAGATCGGCTATCAAACAGTCATCAAAGGCACCCCGACGCGCTCCAGTACGCCCGGTCTTGTTGGATACCTTCACATCTTGGTCCCTAATCTCCTCGCGCACATACGTGAGGTATTCACCCAGTAACAATTCATCATACGAAATCATCGCGCCTGTAGCCAGTGCTTCCTGCATCGCAGCAATCATCACAGGCTTGGTAGCTTTATTTGTGACCCACCCTTCCTTAATATTGACATTTTCCCCTGAAGTACCCGAAACGCGCAATTCATAGTAAATATTAGGATAGCCCACGTCCGAGAGAGCCTCAAGCACAGCGAGTCCCGGCCCGTTTCGCTCCACACCAACAAAAGCGGAATTCCATCGCCACGCGAAATCCGCGAGTTTGGCCGCGAAAACACGTGGCTCCCATCGACCCCGGAGTGTTGCCACATGCAGCCCCGTCCGCCAATCCCTAACAATCGCCGCTCCGTAGTCTCCATCAGACAACCCCTCCGAACAATCAACCCCCATAACATACTCCCGGCCCATGATTGGCTCCTGCCACTCACGAAGTTCCTGTGTCATAACCAATGGCTTACGTCTGGCCGCTTCCTTCATCATCGCCATAACAATCGATGCATCAAAGACCTGCGATCCTGACGCAACAAAGGCTTCTTCCCACGTGCGCGGGAATTCCTGCATCATGTCTCGTTTCCCGAGTTCAGGACCATTCGCTGCGGTCTTATTCTTCAACATGGTGGCGTACCAGTTAGGATCTTCAATACGATCCGGGTGGCTCGACCACGGGATAAACCACGGCACGAAGTCATTCTGTTTCCCGTGGGCAGATCGGAAGACATTGTAAAACGTCCCCGCCGCACCTTTCGCCGTACTCAACCCGATAATCTGCCCTTCAATACCCAGCGAGTCAGAGATCGCTGCAAAGTTCTCGGTATCATACGGGTGCATGGCCCACTCATCGAGGACCGCCAGCGAGGTGGCTTCGCCACGTCCCGCATCTTCGGTTGAAGCGAGCGATTCAACACGACTAAAGGCATTGTCTGCACCGTCGAGAAAGAACTCGATAACCTGCGTGCTACGATTCGGCTCGATACCGGGGATTAACCATTTCGGAATCTTACCGAACGTATCCTTCATTCGACGAATGAGCATCTTCGCGGCCATCTCCTTATAAGAGAGCAGCAGCACATTCGAGCCGGGATGGAAGAGCGCTAACCATAACGCATAAAAGCTCACCAACCACGATACTCCGAGTTGGCGAGCTTTTAATACAACGTGTTTGTTTTTGTCTTCTACACCGTGTTGCCAGTGATGGACAAGGGCCAGTTGCCAATCCCACGGGATGAACTTTTGGAGACCCTTACGCGCTCCACGGGTTTCGGTGTACCATGCGTAATGCTGTACAAAATACGCACACGATTCGCGACATTTCGCGATTTCTTCTTCAGCATTAACTACACGGCTCTTTGTATCCACAGTTAGGACAAATCGCTAATGAACACCCGTTAACGAACGGAAGTCTGCCAACGCCACAGCACGGACAATCCTCCTCTTCGCAACACGGTTTAGCCGGGGGCTTAACAGAAACAGGTATCGAGGATGACGGTTGTGAAAGGCGGGGATGATGGAAGTCGTGGGCCATGGAATACCTTTGTTGGAGTTAGACAATTTCCCAGCCCATCGTTTCTGCGGCAGTAGCAATAGTCGGATCTTCCGACCACTTATCCGTGCCATCCAGTAACTGCTCATACCGGACGGCTTTCGGAACGTCGGTTTGAGGGGAGCGAAACAATCGAGGTTTTTTTCTAAGATCTATTATACCATCTGCGTTCGCGAATGAATACAAATTATTGTCATGTGGGCGCGGTTGTTTTCGCTTTGACCGACTGCTTATCCAAAAGTCCATAATACCCCCATTCAACTATCAGTGGAACCCTGCGCGGAACCTTGCGCGGTGTTTGAATTCGTACAATTTTCTTAGTATCGCACCAACCGAACTGCCTCCCATGAAGCAGCCGACGCTTCATGTTATGAACCCGATGGTGGGTGCCGTTCGTCTCCGATCCATAGATGAACGATTCCAAAGTTTACGTCGTAAACGGGACAACAGCGCCGTTTCTTCCCAAGGTTGAAGCTCCACCCCGCAAGGCTCACACTCAGACCAAGGCCCATAAACCGCCAGACGTACACGTCGAGAGAAATCGTCCTCATCGTCACATTCAAAGAAATCGATGGTAACCGCGCTTCCAGCCATGTCATCGCTCCACATTCTCCGCGTACCCCGCTACGTCGATCATATTGTCGCGTTTCGGGAAATGGACATCTCTGTTAATTTTTAGTGCAATCATCAAATTTCCAACCACCCGTGGCGGAATGTTAGGAATCGTAGCTTCCCCTTGCGTGCGTAACCACCGATTCAGCAGGGTAGCCCAAAGGATTCCTAACGCTTCAAAGTCTTCTCGTGCTGGCCCGTACTGGGGATCACGAGTTTCGTGAACTACGTTATACGCATCTAAAAGAACCGAGGGCTCTTCGCCCACTATTCCCTCCAATAAAATAGGCGCACCCCCGGTGGGGAGGGCAGCGCGGGGGTGCGCCAATGGTGTCATTATCTCCCTTTAGATAAGCCCTCCAGATCACCTAGTAGCGCGTTCGCCGATTGATCTTGGACTTCTTTTTCTTCTTCTTAGGCACTAGCGCCCTTTCTGAGAAGGTCGCTTATCAGGACTCTTCTCAAGAGACGTTTTGCGGGGACCATCGCGTAGAATCACGCGGCCCTTAGCTCCTTCGGCCATTTCGTCGCCTTTCTAGCATCGTTGGCAAGATGAGTGCCATTCCGCTTAACGATATCATTGAAAAAAGAATAACAGCTAATTCCATAAGTAAGGCTCCTAGTACAAAGAACATCATTGTTTACTTATGGCTTCGTTGCCAACCTCTCATTATAGCACAGGACTATTCGTCTGGGTTATGGTAATAGACTTCGGCTTCTTTATGGGTGATCTGGTCTTCCTCGCTATAAAACTCCCTCTGCGGGATACGGTTGAGTACCTCGACGGTATTGCCCAGATGATACAGCGCTCCCAGTTTAAGCTTATGATTACGCGCAGCGTCGGTGCGGAGCAATTCAAGTTCGGTTGGTTGATGTTCTCCACTCGACTTGAGAATCCTATCGGCATACGAATAGCCTTGATCCCGAAAACCGCCGGAAGAATTTCGTCCGGTATTGTAATCCGCCAGTGCTTCCCGGTAGTCACCCTCACGATACGCCAGATGGCTCGACATCAAGTTTGCGGCATACTCCAGACTCAGGTATGGATCGAAGGTCTTGCCTTCCATATCCGGGTGGTATGCGGGGATAATCTGCGCGATACCCTCCGCACCAGCCCAACTCACCGCTTCTGGATCCCACCCCGATTCCATGTTGATCTGGTTTCTGAAAATAAGCGGATCGATCCCGGCCTGTTCAGCCATTGCGTCCGAATGTGTAAGAAGTTCAGTTAGTACCATCAGCGCTACCACCATCATTTGGCCCACCTATACGTCCCTCCAAGTATAGCATCTGGTAATATAATAACACACGGAATTGCCG